ATTTCTTCTCTTTTACGAACAATTTTTCCACCAGGACCTAATTCGTCACCACGAGCATTTACTCTGATATTTCCAATAGCTGGTGCTAATTCGTTTTTTTGAGAAAGAAGTTCCATATCTACTATTTTACCCTGCATTGATCTATAAAGTCTTCTATTAGCCATTTTTTTTCTCCTATCTAAGAAATTCTTCTATATCTAAGTCATATTTAATCGAATTGATCTTATGAAGACCTAGAAGATAGAGACAAAAACTAGCAACACTAGATCCTCTACCTACTCCCCATAATATATTATTTTGACGCATGATATCAACCAAATATTTCAAAAATTTTAACAAAAGAATCATATTGTGTTTTTTAAATAAAATAAGTTCTTGAGAAACTCTTTTTATTTCTATATCAGATGAGCACAATGAATACAAATATTCTTCTATATCACAATTTTTATACTTTTCCGGAATATACCAATTATTTTGATAAAGATCATCTAGTTCTTTCGTTGTTCTTACGTCACCGAAATAAGGATGTGGAACAGGCCAGTCATCTAAATTATTTTCTGTAACAAATTTAACATAAGAAAGATAATCAATATCTGTATTATAGTCGACTTGAGATTTTAATATCAGTTCGAGATTACCTTTGTAAATTTCTCTTATCAAATCTTTACTAGTAAAAACAGGTTCAGAATTATGATTTAGTATCATCAGTATCTTTACCACCATTTATTATTTTAAATTTATTTTTAGGATTAGAAATATTTTCTGCTTCTTCTAAATCTTCTTGAAAATGCTCTTCCCAAGTAAACTCACCTTTGTAGATATCATCACCTTCTAGAATTTCATCATAAGTTGCTGGATCTGGTCTCATCCACCAAGGCTGATTTTTAATTTCTTTATTTTCCCACCAATCGTCTTTGTTCGGTAATAGAGTGTGTATTTCTGGACCAGCTTCATTAATTGTGTAGGTTATTCTTTTACCTAAAGAACTTGATATTTTTAAGTAAATAATATCTAAATCCTCTCCTACCATTGCTGTTAACTTACAAAATAAAGCAGAACCTAAAGATTGATCATTAAGCATATCATATAATTCGACATAATTATTATTATATTTTACTGTCTTTTTTTGAAAGTCTTCATGAGTAATTATAATAGAATTGGGAAATATTGTATTAAAGAATAAATCAATTTTTTCAAAAGCTATATCATGTAAAACAGGATTTGCTGTAGATGTATCAAATCCAATTTCAAAACGATAATTGTTAACAAGTAACATATTATCTACATAAACTAAAATATCCGATTCTACAGGATAAGAGTGAGGTATGATATCTAATGTCATACTTTTATTTTAAGATAGAAAATGAACAAAGTCAACTAATCAATTCTAATTAAGTCTTCAAAAGACTGATCTTCATCTTTTGGTTTACGTTGTTTTTCTATTAATCTTCTTTGTTGTTCCCATTTATATCCGTCTATCATTAGAGAAATTTGACTTGCTGCGCCCGGAACATATCTTATTGCTTGAAAATATTTTTTAGTTAGCTCGATTACCTTTGTTTCTAATTCTTGATCACTCAAACCAGTTATGTCGGGCTGTAATGGATGCATTATTGATATTGTCCTATGTAATCAATATATACAGTATTTCCACTATCGTATGTCCAAAACTCTACTAAAATTGGGTCAGCAACATGAGATGATTCTGTTTTTTGAATTGAATTTGAAGGAATAATAAATCCAGGTTGTCCACTTGTAGTTCCTGGAGGATTAGTACTGAGAATAATATCTTCAGGACAATTTCTTCCTTTTTTAATTGCAGTAGCCCCAGTTATAACAAAATTTACAGTAATATCACTTGGGTTACTAGTTCCTTTAAATAGAAGCATTCTGATCTTTATATATTTTTCACCAAAATCGGTGAAGCCGTCTATAGTGAATTGGAAAGTTGCAGTACTAGATCCTACTGGATTAACTGTGAATAATTGAAATGGACCGTTTACTATTTCTACTAATGTAGGAGATGATTGAACTGATCCGCCAATAAAAAGTTCTTCTGTATAAGAAGTTAAATTAACATTAGTGATTGTATTGTTATTAAAGTTATTTGAATCATCTAATCTGGCAGTATTAAGCTGAAGATCTTCAATTTCACTCTTTGCAGCTTCAAAATTGTTTTTTACAACTGCGAAATTATCTCGAAATCCTTGACTATCGTTGTCTCTTCCTGCTACAGGAAATGTTTCATCAATACTATTAAAATTTATATTACTAGCCATTTATAATCTCTCTTGCTGCAAATGCGATGTATTTATCGCCAACTTCACCCTTGACCGAGTCAATTATGACTCTATCTACAGTGAAATCTATTTTCTTAAAATCTATACCAAGATTCTTAATATTGTTAATAATTCTGTCTGCATATCCTGGTTTACAATAACATAGGAGTATACCCTTAGTAAACCCTTGTTCAACTCCGCTAAATGTTTGTGGAGTTCTCATCCATAAAGGCAAGAAGTTACGCTCGGTTTCCCCTAATTGTTGTATATTACTTCTTATATTTTTTGTACTATTACCAAAAATGTTACTTTTGTTAATATCACTAACTTTTTGTCCGTCAAAATCTGCTGTTACAATCTTGTCTTGTTGCCAAATTCTAGACAAAACATCTTTATTAGATTCGGTTATATTATTGTCCGAAATATCACTGTCCCATAAATCTCTTTTAGATTGATTTACAGTAATTGGGAAGTTGTTAAATCTAGTGTCTATTGTTTTTGGAATACTTCCTTTAGATGTTTCCATGTTATCTAAGACTTCGATATATACTGCTTCATAAACTACATCGTTAGTTCCGGGAGTTTTTGCAATAGATTTTTTTACTCTACCAAATCTATAACGTTTTTTAGAGCTACGTCCTAAAGCCGCTGCATATTCGGGAGCTTCTTTCGTTTCTATTCCTGCATAAATTAACATCTTTAATTCAGTTTGAACACCAAATGATGGATCACTAGATCTATATATTTTGTCTAATTCGAATATATTAGGATTAGTAAAGAAATCAGTTAATTCTAATCTTTTAGAACTAGGTAAGAATGGTTTTACAAAAATATTACTATAAAGTAAATCATTAGGGGTTGTTACTTTAACTGTAAAGATTTTAGTTATTGCACTAAAATTAAATTGATCCTTGGCAAGGACTATGAATGTGTAATCTCTATCTACAGTAGTATCAAAACTATCAAATGACGTTGTGTTATTATCAAATGTTGTAAGGCCTGGGGCATCTTCTGTTGCGAATTGATTTACTTTACCTTGAATTGTTCCATCGCTAAACAAAGTTAATCCCGGTGGTAATCTTCCTCCGATAAGAGTATAATTCAAAACTGCATTTTGAATATTTGTTTCTGCTATTACTGCTAATTCGCTTATAAAATTAGCAGGTATAGTTCCAAGATCTCCCGGAGTTACAAATTTAATTGTGCTATCAATTTCGCCTATAATATCTAATGTAAATGTTTTAGCCGAACTTGTAACAAAGCTAAAAATAAATCTAGTTCCACTTGGTACATTAGATAATAAAGGGGTATTTAATGTAACTGTTTTAGATGCAACATCAATAGCTGTTACAATTGTACCCGGTGTAATAAAATTACTTCCGTTTGGAGCAGTAACAAGACTGTCTTTTCTAAGATTAGCAACACTATCTAATCTTAAATTATAAGAACCGATTGTTGATATAGTGTTTGTAAATCTTTCTGTACCGTATGAAGGATTGTCAGGATCATATCTAAGAGCTCTTACGGTAAACTTATATGTCTGAGTAACTGCTGGTTGATATGGAACATCTCCGTAAATTTCTCCTGTTAATTGATCCAACTGCATATTAGGTGGAAGTCTACTAATAGTTCCGTCGTTATTTACAGGATCTAAAATATATCCTAAATTACCTCTTAAAGTTGACGGATCATAAACATCAAGATAAGTTGTTATATAATTATTTGCTCTTCTTTTACCTAAGTAAGAAGGAGTGAGCCAGAATGGTTTACGTATCGGAGTAACGTCAGCAGTATAGAACCCTGATCCTACTTCAACGACTGTAGTATCTGCTCGAAGAGAATCATCACCAACAACATAAATTCTAAATCTTCTATCTGCAAAGAATAATCCGTCTGTAACTCTAACAATAAATTGATAGTACCTATTAAGTTTTCTAGGTGACCTTGTTAAATCACTAAAATCAAATGTTTGATTATCAAAAAGAAAACTGTCATAGCCATTATATGGTCTGACACCGTAGTCATAAGCAAACTTATCATAAAGGTGCATATCATAATTACCGTTAATACCACCTTGATCACTCTTAAGGATAGCTTCAGTAAATCCAGAAATAATTCCATCTGCAGAAAGTGTTAGTCCTGGAGGTAGTTCTCCTCCCCTTGGTGGAATATAATATGATAACTTTTGACCAGTAGATAAGTCTTGATCTATTGCACTAAGTTCATAATTTACATATTCACTGTCTAAAACAAAGAAGTTTGTATGAACATATGTAGACGTAAGTATAACTCTTTGTCCTGCCGGTATATTTCCTATTAAAGGTTTATTCAATAATACAGTTTTACTAGTGGTATTGATTGATAATATTTTTGTTGCAGAAGAAAAAGCATTTGGATACAGTAATGATGATAGTTCACTGTTTTTTAATACTTTATTAACAGAAGTAAATCTAAGAACAGATTCACCGGGGTTACCCGATAATGCTAATGTTCTTGTAAGTTCTTCTGTTCTTTTACCAGTTTCTCCTATTGGTAAATCTCCTTCCGGTGTTACCCATATTGGAGCATCTGCGCCTTCTATAGTAATTGAATATGTTCTATCAGAAAGTCCTGATACATTCACAGCTCTTAGAACAAATCTAAAAGTTCTTAATTTATTAACCTCAAACGGAGTTCCTATGATAGTGTTTCCTTGAATTCTTAATCCGGGAGGTAACTGACCGGATATTACTTCAATTTTAATATCTCCAGGAAATTCTAAATTTCCATTAGGTAATAATGGTTCTTGATAATATGTTGGTCCGATTATATAAGGATATCTAGGTAGAGTTACATCGTCTGGATCAACAGTAACGAAATAAGCATAAATTCCTCCTGGATAGTCTGGAGTTCTGCAGAACCTTCCGTTATGTTTGTCTAAATCTCCTAATCCTTCTTCATAAACAAAGTCTTCTATATAAGTTCCATCAGGCAAGGTTGCATTTGATCTTTGGACATCGGTTACTCTATAGCTGGTACGCATAACACGGATAGGACTATTAGGATTTGTTGGTTCACTATATGCATAAGGTCCGTATATAGGGTTCCCGTCAAACGCATATCCTAGTATAGGACTGTGTCTTGTTGGATCTTTAACATAAAGTAATTTTGGATCAGTATGATAGAAAAATTTTCTATCAGAAAGAATTATTCCAGAACCATCTCCAAAGAAGCTTGTTGGATTAGTACTGTCATCCTGATATGACCTTATAGGATAAAGCGCAGCATTTTCTGTGTAATTTCTTTCACCTATAGAAGCAACTATGCCTGAGTTTGAACTTTTGAAGGGAACACCGTCTATTGTAACTCCAAAAAATCCATTAGTTGGTGTATTAGTTTGTTTTCTACTAACAACTGTAGTATTTTCTCCTAAAATAGTTCTCTGATCTCTAGGAATTTTAAAAACATAGTTTTGTGATCTAGGTGTATATCTATTATATTGTGGAGGCTGACCTAACCAAGGAGTATTAGCTAATCCTGTGCTTTTAACCCAGAAGAAATTATCATCACTATAATTAGGTAGTAAAGTAGAATCTATATTATTCTCAAACTGAAGAGTTTCAACTGTGCTTCGGTCCTCATTATCAAACACTAAGATTTGTAAAGAGAGACTTCGACGTTCTTCAAATGTACCTAAGTTACTATTTGACGGATATGTCCACTGTGGTATTGCCATTATATTTTATTCCTATACCGTATTTATCGTATAAGAGATTATATAAAAGTACCACCTTCTATACCTACTTCAGCAGGAGAACTAAATGTTCCTAAATCTATCATAGTGCTTAATAATAGGTATTGTATAGGGGACTGAGTTTGTTTGTTTATAGGGCCAAAATCAAAGGTATTAACTAAATCTACAGGATCGATACCGTTTATATGTCCGTAAACTGTTCCAAATACGTTTCCAGTAAGATCGCCATTAACATTACCAGTGTGTAATCCTGTTGTATTTCCAGTTAAGTTACCTATTAATGTACTTACTACTATGGAACTTCCTATACCCTGAATACCAAAGCCATTTAAATTTAAATTTCCACCTAAAGTGGGATTTGGATCAGTATTAAGTGTATAGTTATTACCTGTAATAGTTAACGTATTTCCATTAACACTAGTAGATACTCCAGATCCACCTACTATGTTAATTTCACCGTTTGGGTTATTAGAAGTAAAAGAGCCTGTATTGCCATTTACTTTTAAAATAGAATTTCTATTATTAGTTATAGTAACTTCATTAGATGAAGCAGTAATTGTAATTCCGTTGCCAGCTAGTAAAGTTTTTAATCTAAGATCTACACCTATCTTTTCTTTATATAATCCAGTTCCAACTCCAACATTAGAGATTGTATTAGCTTGACCGCCCTGTAGATCAAGTTCTTCGAAATTAGCATTTACCTTCGAAAATGCTGTTCTAAGATCGTCTCCTGTGCCGTCGTTAGCAAAGTTTCCAAGATTGATAGTTTGTAATGCCATAAATTTATTCCTCTATAGTATTTATCGGGGTATGGTTAGTGTTTACCAACCATAACCTCAATAATTCCTACATGATCTGAATCGTAATTTTGTAGAGCTTTACCAATAATGCTACCTGCCTTAGCATCGGAAGATGCCATAGCAACACCAGGTACAATTCCTACAACTAAGAGATCTCCTTTTTCTATTTTTCCTATAACCTTACATGGAACTCGACCTTGTAAAGCTACTAGATTTTTTAGACCAGGACATTCTTTGTACATAATAAATGCAGCATTATTGCTCACAACACCGGCAACTTTTGTAGTTCCTTGACCTTTAGCAAGAGTTACATCAAACTCCCCTCCGATCATTAAAACAGTTCCAGTTTCGTATTCTTTATCACCCTGATAATATTCTGCAATATCAGCAGCATATGTTGATTCTAAAGTTGCACCAGATGCAAGTGTCCATGCACCTGTTACGGACCAATTACCATTAGCAGTATTACTTCTACCAGAAGCACTTAGAGTTAAGTCTCCATTCATTGTTGTATTAACAACACTACTTACTGTTCTAGTAATAGATGAGATAGTACCTTGTGGAGTATAAATTTCTAAAAATGGTGTAGCATCTGCACTTCTTTTTAGAGCTACAGCACCACTTACGTTGAATTGTGTTGTAGCATTAATTGTCGATGCTGAGAACCCGCCTGAGCTGTCTCTCTGTACAATGGTATTATTTTCGCCGGCACCTGTATAAGAAGAAGTATAAGCTACTGTGGTATAAGAATTAACTCCTATTCTCACTACAGCACCATTAGTACTAAATTGTTGTAGATATAATGCGCCACCTTCTTGAACAACTGTAGCGAATGATACAGCACTTGGAGTAGCATTTGAACCACTACTGTTACCTATTACAGTATCGCTTCCTATTTGAGCAATCTCACTTAGTGCAACACCATTAGCTTTAATACCAACAAAACCACTTGTAATTTCAAAGTTAGCACTATCGAAACTTGCAAGACCACTTGCAGCTTGTATCTGTGCCGCAGTACCCGTTGGTGCAGCAGCTCTTGTAGTTGCAATAGTCATATTAAGTTTACTTTGATCAATCGCAGCAGATGCGTTAACATCTGAGTTAATAATTACACCAGGTTGTATTGCTGAAGTAAGAGTATTTGTTACTAATGTAAATAGAACATCACCTGCTTGAGCTCCCCAAGTAAAGTTTGTACCGTTAAAGACAAACAATGAATTGTTTGTCACTCCTGTTATTGGATTAGGTAGACTTACTCCACCTAACTCTCTAATTTCGTTTTGAGATGCTGCTAAATCATCTACATATTTTTTCGTAGTAGCATCAAAATCAGTAGTTGGAGTAGCAAGATTAGTAATCTTGTTATCATTCATATTGATATTACCAGCATAAATTTTAATTGCGGTAATTGTTCCTGCTATAGGAGTAGTTCCTCCTGCGGCGGAGAAATCAACTGATGTTGCACCAACAAAAGTAACTGTGTATAATCCACCGGTTCCTAAGCTACCAACACCATTAGTTGCAACAATAGTATTTCCAACTGCTACATTTGTTGTAGTACCTAAGCCGGTAATTGTTCCTACCCAAGGACCGGATCCACTAATAGATCCTACAGTTCCAGTTGGATTTAGAACATCTTCTCTCATTGCAAAAGACTCAATGTCTGACCTACTTGCACCACCTTGACGTCTTAAGAACGCATCTACATAATTCTTAGTAGTTGCATCAGCAGGGCTAACAGGGGTTGCTAATTGAACTATTTTATTATTGCCTAAATCCATATCTGCCTTCATGGATAGGTCACCATTTAGACACATAAATCCAGCCCCGGGTGGTATTATATTAGAGTCTATTACTGTTGAGCCGTTATGAGTATATCCGAGTCTTCTTTCAATATAACCTCGAATAGCTTGTTCTGTTGGAACAGTATCTGTTGCATTATCAAAGAATGAATTATCGGTTGAGAATTCTGCAACAGCAACACCGCGTTTAAATCCTAGTCCGTCTAGATTTGAAATTGCAATAGAACTAGAGAAAGTAACAGTACCAGTTCCCTGATCAACCTTAAAGAAGTCACCAACTTTAAAGTTACCATCTTGATCTGATGTAACAAAGAAGCAACGACCTTTTCCTCTTTCAACAACTTCAGCACCTGCGTCAGGATCTCGATCTGATCTACCAAAAATAGTATTAGGGAAGTTTGTTTGAGAGTAACTTCCGGTACCGATATCTAATAAGTCATGACCTGTAACACGTACAGTAGAAATATTAACAGTACATGTGCCTGGACTATCGGCTTTTAATACACCTCTCAATCCTGGGTTGTTATCCCATCCTCCTTCGATGACACCTACTGGTTCAACTAGTCCAACCCCTGTAAGGTCATCTAATAGTAAGACAGCATAATCAGTACCATTTGCTGTACTATTAATGTATCCAGATATTTCATGAATTCTACCACGCCATCCTACAATAATTGGAAAACCTGTATCAATACCATATTGTATTCTTCCTTCGTCTTGAACACTTAGATCATTGATAGCAAATTTATAACTTCCGGTTACACCCCAAGTAAAGTAACTAGCACCTTGAATATCAGTTGTACCAAACATACTTGCAGTTTGACTTGTTAATGTTCTAGTAGGTCCTGCTATTCCTGAAACTCTAGTATTAGAAATAGTAAACCTGTTTGTTCCTACTAATGCTTTTACAAAGTAAGAAGTTCCGGCTGTTACACCTCCAACTGTACCAGTAAATTTAATTTCCTGGTTAAGAGATAGAGCAAAATTATTAATACAGTTAAATTGATTTGCTGTTAAAGGATTAGTTCCATCGAAAGATCTATCTATAGTTACAGTAAATGGCTGTACTGGTTGGGTATTAGCGTTATAGTAAGTTGTTATTTGAACAGATCTAAAAGGTTCTTTAAGAGTAGCCTCTACTTGACCATTAGCATCACCGTATGTTACAGATCCAGTAGATCCAGTTTCTGAAGTAGATACAACGTCAAGTGAGAACTGATTAGCATTAATTACTGTAATAGGATAAAATCCTCTTGAAGGAACTGCCCCTACATTTGGTATGAATACAACATATTTTACTAATTGTGTTACTTCCCCGACAAAACTAATACCAGTTATACCGCCTGGTCCACTAATGTTTGTAACAGTTATAACGATATCATTAGCTGGACTTGTTCCTCCTAATGAAGTTCCTAATATTCTTATTGTATTAGTTAATGCATAACCAGTTCCTGCTGTATGTATAGATACAGTATATCCGCTTAATGTAACAGTTACATTAAATCTAGCGTTTATACCACTTCCCGTTATGTTAGTTCCAGCAAGAGAAGTATATGAATTTGGATAAGGTGTTGTCAATCCATGTAATGGAGCAGTAATGGTAACTGTATTAGATCCTAATGGCCAACTAAATTCTCCTATTTCAGAACTTATAGCATTAAATCCAATAACTCTATTCACATTGAAAGTTGCTTCATCAAATACTAGAGCAGTTGAAGGACGAGTTGCAGTTTGTTGGTTTAAATCATACAAGAACACACCGGTATTCATTCTCATAGTAACTCTAACATTATTGGTTACAGTTTGATCTAAGCCACCACCTCCGAGAAGACCGGCAGTAGCTAAATTTAATCTATATAATGTACCAGTTATTGCTTCGGGAGCACCTGTTATATCAGTTACTTCGGACGAATTATTAATAACATATCTGATTAATTCTCTATTAGGTGAAGTTCCAGTAACAAGTTCAAGTTCGCTTCCGTTAGGGATTCTAAAGTTTTTTGTTAAATTATCTACATAAACAAAAGAATCGCCTTCTCTACTATAGAAATCATTTACAGGAGCACCTGTTGGGATAGTTCCTGTTATGCTAAATGTTGAAATTGGACCAGGAGGACCGCTTGTTGTAGTACTGACTGTAATTACAAGATCATTTGCACCGGTAATACCGCCAAAGAAAGAACCAGGTATATTAATTTGAGCACCTACAGTATAACCTGTACCTGGATTATTTAAGGTCACTATATAGCTTGCTTCATTTACTGTAATATTAAATGTTGCCCCAGTTCCTGATCCCGATATTCTATCACCTGTAGCACCGGTATATTGATCAAATGGTGAATATATGCTTGCACCAATAACCATATCCTCTAAAAGAAATACGTCATCAGGTACTTCTAATGGATATGAATTAGCAGCAACAAGACCATAAGCACCGTGTGCTGATGATCCACCAACTGAACGGATTTGTCCACCTGTGTCTGCAAAGTAAGATATTTGATTGTAATATGTAAAGACACCAACAGCTTCTAACAATCCACCATTTATAGCTGCTAGACCATACCCTAGATCATTAAGTTGAGTGTAATCATTAGATAGCATTGAGTTATTACCTGCAGATAAGAACTCTATACTTGTACTTGATAAAAATAAAGTTGTTGAATCTTGAAAATTACTTGCTTCGGTGTAATCAATGTCATCTGGTGTAGCAGGATTGATATGCACAAGAGCTGTTCCTGTTTCCTGATCCCACTCAGTTATAAGGTCAACTTGGAATCTTATCCCTTTAACATAAAAAGCAGTTGGAAGGTTAGGTAATCTCTTTGTTAATCCATCAACAGCTATTGTAACTTCGTCGATTCTACTAGTAATTTGTGCTTCGATATTACCAGCAAATGCGTCAACAAGCATACCACCTGCAAATATTCTTTCGTTAATACTTCTAGAGAAAGACGATGCTGTTTGAACATATGGTGATTTTGTAAGTATTTGTCCTAAAGGATCAAGAACACACATAAATCCACCATGTTCTTGACAAGAAAGGTTTCTTATTATAGTAGCATCGTTCATTAAGAAAACATCTACGCCCATAGCATTATTTTCTTTAGGGTCATTTATAGAAGAAGATCCTGCTATAATATCTAACATAAATCCAACAAGATCGGCTACAGCAGTTGTAGAACCTGCCTCAGCGACTTCTGACATTGAATTTGACTGTAAAATTCTAGAACTTGCTGGATAAGTATTTTGATATAGAGTTAACGGAGCTAACTTTTGTATTATGCGTTGAGCTATAATTCCTATATAATTTATAGCAGCTGATGTTTCATCTAGTTGATCTGTAATTGCAATAAGAGAACTTGCACTTTCATAGTAACTATTAGCAGCTTCTAAGCTTCTATAAAAGCCACCATAAACAAGATCATATCCTAAAGCATCGACAATTAAACCAACATCTCTATAACATAAATCTTCATTATACAAGAAGAAATTATTGTTAATATAATCAATTACGTCGTCTTGTAGTGTGCTCGTTGCTGCAATAATAGTAGAAAAGTCTGTAGATATTATTGATTCAACAGATGTAAGACTTGGATTTACTCTAGTTGGAAGATCTCCATCAGTTTCTATAATAGATATTATAATATCCATACGTGCTTTAGCTGTATTAGCAGCATCACTAGACCCAGCTGTACCACCTACTCTAGGAACAGATGTTTGGAAGTTACTTAAAGGATTATTTAAAATTACAGCTTCTATTCTTTCTTTAAGAACTGTATATGCGGCTATTGTAGGGTCTACTTCCTCGGTGTTTAGAATACCTAATGCCCCTAAGAAGTATGCACTACCTGCATCAATTGTTTGACTATTGCCACCATAAGTTAAGTCATAAACAACAGCTTCAATAATATACCCAACATCTCTGGAACAAGCCGATCCGTCTATATCTAAATCGTACCATATACTTAATGGGTTGTTTATATTTGCTGCTATTTGTTGATCGATATAAGCAACAATTTCTGCCTGTAGGTATGCTTTATTGTTAAAAAGTATATTACGAGCACTAGAGAATCCGGAAAGAATATCAGAAGGAGTAGGCCAAACAATAATTGGTACACTTGATAATCCGTTGCTTATTACAGCTTTCATTAGTGCTATATTACTAGCTATTCTAGTATCTGAAACTGAGCTTAAAGCTAGAGTTTGTAATAGTGTCTGTAAATAATCTAGAGATTCTAAGGTAGCTATTTTGTCAGCACCTAATACTTCAGCAGCCTGCGTTCCTCTATAATATGCACGAGCACTTGTTATAGAAGCAAAATTACTTCCCAAAGCCATATCGTATGCAAGAGCATTAATGATTAATCCAGTATCTCGACGGCATTTAGCTTCGTCGTATTGTAATCCTCTAAGAACTGTATTAACATAGGCAATAACTTCTTCCTGAATAAATTCTCTATTTTGTAATAGAATAAATGAAGCATTATCAAGATTACCATTGTTAGTAATAGTTCTACCAACCTTAATATTAGTTACAGTTCCTGCAACAGGAGTGGTTCCTGAAAATGCTTTAAATTCTATACTTGATAGACTTAGAATACTAGTAACTGTGTATACACCATTAGTTCCTAAACGTCCTGTCCCATTAGTTGCAGTTATAATATCACCTTCGGATAGATTAGCAGTTGATGTCATTGAAGTTATTCTAGCAGTCCATTCTGGACCTGTACCTGATATAGTTCCAACAACACCATTAGCTGAAATTATATGTTCTTCATATAGAGATTTACTTGTATCTGAAAGATAATGATACCCAAAAGTTCTATCTGTAACTTGTAAATTAACATCAAAAAATTGATCACGTCTGAAATAAGTATCAATTGCCCAGCTTGCTGATCTACCAGGTCTTGGGCGTATGATAGTTCTTCTTAATTCGTCACCTATAATAGAAACGTTTTCTGGAACTCTAATTGGATAGTGTTCATAATAGTTTCCAGATTCTAAGAAAATTGTAATCTGTAAATCTTTAGCAGGATTACCATATTCTAATGGTTCTCCACCTAAGATAGTAATAAATGGTTGTGTGATCGGATTCGTAACATATTGAACTCTATATCGTTCTGCAGAAACAGTAACACCAGGCTCTATCTCAAAGATTATATTTCCTGGAATTATTTCCTCAATTCTAACAATAGCACCACTTACTTTTCCTTTAATAATTTGACCAGGACGTATATCATCAGCATCTCTAGGATCAGTCTGAACACCATTATTAAGAATAGTCATAATATAGTAATTAGAAACAGGAGTAATGTTTAATACCTGTGATGTTAAACTACCATTGCTATATGTAATATCTTTAACAGTGATACTAACTGTAAAGGCTGATTCATCGATTAGTCTTTGGGAGTATCTACATGCAGCACTTAGAGTTCTAAATGCGTATCCTTCTGATCTACCTTTTCTTGAATCTGGTACATCAAATTGATTGTCGTCACCTTGGTTGCTTACAAAAAGGTTAACTTGACTTATAAAACTTGATACATCTATATATTCTTTAGTTGCCGCTGTTAAAGGATCGTCTGTTTCTTGTATTTTACGTTCTAAAATAAGTGGTCCTTGCATTTGACTAACAAAACCGCCTTCTCTCAAAACAGTTTCGTTAGATCTTGCTACCTGAGTTCCACTCGCTCCAGGTGGAACATTTAAGAACCCGGTCATAGTATCACCGACTAAATTAACATATCTATTATCTGCATAACCTCTATTGATTGCAAAACTATCTTCACTTACGCCATAGGCGGCCGCTGTTACTGGATTTGGATCACCTAAACGTAAAATATTAAAAGAATTTGCGTCTAAATTATTACCTAGAGACGGACGAGAATCTGCATTAACTGATGAAGTTGCTGATCTTATGATGAGCTTTGTAGGATCAGAATTGACAATTTCTATACCGCCCTGTCCTTCAATTTCTTTAGACAAGTATTGATCACCTAAGTCATTTGATATAAGGATCGAATTTGGTGTAACTTCGTCTGGACCCTCTTCTAGCGCAGTTATAGAGATACCATCACCACTACCAAAAGCAGAATATAGTTCGTTGAAGTTCTCATTAGTTTTAATAAATGCTTCTCTAATAGGATCTCCAGAAGCATCATTACCTTCAACACCTACGTTAATAACCTTTTTAACCATTGTGGCTCCAATCAAATAGCAGTTTTTAGTATTTATTAGTATTTACCTTAATAAATATTCCTACCAGAGGAGATATACATGTTTGGATGGTTAAAGAGTTTATTCGGAAATGAGCCCGAGCAGGAGAGTATTGTCCTGCCGCCGCTACCGTCAAAAGTAAAGAAAGCAGAGAAATTAGTTGCTAAAAAGGTCGCTAAAAAAGTAGTCACAGAAAAAGAAGCTCTTAAAGAAGAAGCTCCTAAAATAAAAGCTACTAAAGCACCTAGAAAGAAGAAAGAAAAAGAAGTTGTAATTGTTGCAACACAAGAGGAATCATCAGTCGAAGAACCCAAAAAGAAAGGTCGCTCTAAAAAAGCTTCTTAATTTTATCAAAGAAGATGGTTAATGCACCATCTTCTTCGGTTCCTTCTAATTTAAATTCTTTGTACTTTATAGCATTTGAAATTATTTTTTCTTGTATTTCTTTTAAAATATTAGGAGGAATGTTATCATTTATAATATCCTCAATTTTAAGTCCTAATCCTACTAACTCAGATGCATGCCATAATCCAACAGTTCCAAATACCCTTTTTGATTTCTTTATAGTCATAGTTTCTAAATTTAATTTATGGGAAAGTTTTCTTGATTGTTCTGAATCCATAAATTCATTCTTCCAATTAGTACAATGAAAACTATCATCTACTATGGAATATCCCCATTTTTGATAATTTATATCGAATTCACTTTTTCTAGTCATAGCATTTTTTTTAATGCCCAACGGATACCATCCCCAATCATTAAAATAAATATTCTTTTGTTCTATAAACCATTTTTGACTTTCTAAAATATTATCTATAGATTCACCTGGAAGTCCAATAATCATTCCAGTGAAAGTCCAAGTTGGTTTATAATCTTTAAGTTTTTTAATAGCATCTAGTTGTTTTTGTGTGTCCATCCCTTTACCAACAACTTTTTTAGCAGTTTCATTAAAACTTTCTAATCCAAATTGAGCAGCTACCATACCAGTATCTCCTAGGATAGGAATCATATCTGGATGACTTGCTAATAAATCTGCTCTTAAAAAACAACTGTAAGTGATATCAACTCCACTTTTTACAATAGCATTTGCTACATGTTCTAATTTTATAATATTATCATTAAAGGTATCATCGGAAAAACTATAATTTGTTATACCATAAGTATCGTAATTTCTTTTAAATTCGTCAGCAAGGTTATTTTCGTGTCTTATGTAATCGTTTTTCTTTTTACCCAGAAGAGGATATTGACAAAATCTACACCTAAATATGCAACCTCTACTAATTTCAATTGGCAGATTGTTAGTGTTAAGTAAGTCCTCGGGAAGCCATTCAACAGTTAAATCAGAACTGTCATTTTTAAATCCTTGTTCAGCGTTAATAGCAACTGAATCCTTGTAAGACACCCAGTTTAAATCATCTAACCTTTTACCGGATAAGAAGTCTAAATAATGCAAAAAAGCATCCTCTGCATATCCCCAAAAAAACTTATCTACAATTTTAGAATTTAATCCAACAAGTTCTGACTCTGTACCACCTATGATTGTTTTTACATTAGGATAATTTTCTTTGATATGTTTGAAAAGGAAATTTATATATTCTGTACTATAAAAAAATGTAGAACTAATACCAACAAAAAGTGTTTCATTACCTATATATTTTTGGCAGAGTTTTTTAATTTCTCTCTTAGTAAACTGGTTAAAATAATCAATTACTTCTATTTTGTAATCGTGTTTTGATAACCACGTTCTCAGACGGTATGACCCTGCTGCACGACTTAAAGTCGATTCACTGTCCATTCCTGTAAATATTATGCCATGTATCATGTAGATATTTACGTAGAGGCAAATTCATACAATGCGAAGCTGGCAAGATTCTTAGCCTTACTTTCGCAACAGATATCAAAATTGTTCCAGAAACTTAAAGCCCACTTATTAGCAGCATTGTTGTAATAGTAATCTGAATGAGCTCTCAGTTTTTGTTTTTTGTATCCCTGTGATAATAAATCGTTAAGGTCTAAAAGTATTTGAGAATTATTTACTATGCTCTCATCTAGATGTTCTTCACGGCTTAGTGAGTAATGCATAACAGGACGCACACCACGCCAAGAATCAATAACACGCTTAACACGATCATCATTAGGATCGATATACTCACCTGTGTTAATCCAATGATGATGTATGTCCATTACAATAGCACAATGTTTCTCTAGTTCTAAGCAAGTGTCTAATCCGTGAGTAATCTCTTCGTTCTCTATAGTAATAAGGTTACGAGCTTCAGGACTAAGAAGGGGGAGAGCAGCAATAATGCCAGCGGGACCCCGCCTACCAGCGATATGCACATTAATTTTAAAACCTTCATCGTGGAAGTATTTACCGTAGCCCATCCAACGAGCCATGTCTACATGATACTCAAATTCTTCTATGGAGCGCCTGACAACATCGTCGTTGCTACTTGCCAAAACACAAAATTGACCAGGATGAAAACTAAGACGAACGCCAAGCGCACGAGCCAATTCACCCACTTCGGCAAAATGTTTCTCCGCGTAAGTGCGAGTATCGTTCTGCTGCCAAAAATAACTAAAATTAGGCTCAGTATAGACAGGGAGGATGTCGCTAGATAGCCGTACCATACGCAACTGTTCATTTAGTGCCCCTACCTGTCGAACCAATAATTTGATCGATTCGATGTTATGAACCATAAGGTCCCATAGTTTTTGTTCTGCTATTTGTTGTGTTTGCCTCTTGAGCCAAGCCACTGTAGTTGTGCAAGTGTTAAGTTCGGGAACTGAAACAATGCCTTTTTTAGAGTCGTGT